TTTTTTTTTTTAGATTTAGGTTATACCGGGATTAATCCAGGAAAGGCCTTATGTACAACTTTCAATGAACACTTTTCTAAATTTCCTGCCCTTACTTGTAGAATCCATTTTGCCTCTATAGGTGTTACTGCTTCTAGCATTTGAATGTATTTTTTTTCACGTTGAATAGCTTTCATATTATCGAAACCTCTACCAACCAAAAACATATTGAATTGATGCAAGTTTTTCTGTAAATTCAAAAAACCATCAGCGCCTTCAGGTGACTCAGTACTTTTTTTGTATGGAGGAACTCCTTCTGGAATTGACCAATTTATTGATGGATTATAGGCTAATGTGAATAATGCTTTCAGTTCGTTACTTTGGTTATCGGTAAGAATTTTTACCTTTGATAAAAACTGATTAGTGGCTTCCAGTTCTTCAAATATTGTATTGAATCTTTTAGTTATTTTAAATTTTTTGTCCATTTTCGGTCATTTTATTAGTGTTGTGATTTATTTATCAAAATTCGCCCATGTGTTCTACTAAATGTTTTAGTCTATTTTTTATGAAGTATGATAATAGTTTACTTCTCGAGCCATTTGCGGGTTTGGTATATAATTCTATAATTGGATTGTAGATTCTATCGGGAATCTTTGTGAGGTCCACAAGTTCCTGGTTTCTGTTGTAATTTCGCAACCACTCAGAACTTTTAAAATCTTCAGGTTTCGTGGTTTTAAAGTACTCTAGTTTTTTTGCGGACATCGTAGATTGCCTAATCCCAGAAACAAAGACATTATCATTGCTAAGTATGTTAGGAATACCGTCGCCCTTATCTCCTTTTATAGTATGTTCTAGAAGATAGTCAATAGGATCCTTTATTTTAACGAATTTTTTTTGTATAGGACTGAACTGTTCGACTCTTTCGTACCGTTGAAGTTGCTTAAAATCATGGTCAGAAGATAAAATCATTATGTTCTCACTGTCCGGTTTTAACCAATTATAATCAGCATTGGTTCTAGCATTTCTTTCGTGAATTGTTATTGCCGCTATTACATCATCTGCCTCGGCATTATTCATACGGATAAATTTATAGGGAAATACAGTATCAAGTTCTTCAAGAACTAAATTAGAAATTCTGTATAATTCATTCCAATCAGTTTCGTCTTTATCCCTATGTTTTTTCCTGCCCGCTTTGTAATTCGCAAAGACATCTTTTCGCCATGGGTGTTTACCATCAGCACAGATAACCAATTCCCCATAATCATCCTTGAATTTATTCCTATAGATTCTAAGCGTGTTTAATATAAAATGCCGACCCATGATTTCATCTAGCATGCCACCGTTAATTTTCTGTTGCATCATTAATCCAGCAATGGATATTTGAGATATGTCTACTAGTATCATTAAAATATATTTAAGATTATTAAATTCTTATTGGTCCTATGGGTAGGAAGTTTTTCCATATCATGGACTAAATCGCCAAATATTTTTTTAGAATACCTTTTCTGTGTTTTGTGGATGTTTATTGCAACAGAAGGAAAATACTTGAGAGGTATTTTTTTGAAGCCTGATAAATTTACATCTAGATTTATCAGTGTAGTACCTTGGACATCTATTGTTTTGTCTTTTTCGGCTACAACATACCAGATTCTTTTCCTAGAAGTATCTGCGAAATAGATTTCAGTAGAACCTATTATCTTTTTGTGGTCTTTTGATGATAAATTTAACTTATTATCATCTTGCTTGAAGTGAAAACCTGACAGTTGTTTTTTCGCAGCAATGTTTTTTTTGCTTTGTCGTGGTTTCCTGATTTTTTCGTTTCGTATATAATTACCAACACAATCAACTATATTTTGTATAGTTTTTTTGAGCTTCATGATGCCCGACTTAGGTCCTGGATAATACTCACGGTATTCCTTAATGCCTTTTAATGCCTTTTCAAGGTCAGACAGTTCATCTGTGTAAAAAGGAATAATCGCAGCAGCGGTCTTTACCGGCACTTCAAGTTTTCTTAGATATAATTCAACATCAAAAGTATGGTCCTTTAAGTCCACAACATGGTCAAAATCTGGGAGTATTTTTTTACGAAGGTAAAACCTTATTTTTTCTTCAGGTGTTAATACAGAGACCGGTTTTTTTACAGGTGTTGGATCTGGATCTGGAGAATCTTCAACATGAGTTTCAAAAATCTCTATCATTTCTTTTAATCTAGTATCAAAAGTTACCTTTGTAAGGTCGTCTGGTTCCCAACCTCGAGTTATACATCTAGCAACCCAACCTAAGGTAATGTAATGAAATGTATCTGAAACATTTTTTACCGATTCATAATTTTTAGGGTCATTTAGTTTAAGGTATGAAAGAAGGTATTTTCTTGAATCCTTTTTATTCTTGAGTTTTGTGTACCAGGAAAGAGCGTGACTCAATGAAAATTTTTCGTTTATTACAGGCTCATCCTTACCTAAAAGGATTTGTTCTACTGTGGTTTCTCTCATTTTTTGTATTATGTTTATTAATATGTTCAACAATATAACAAAAAATGCCATAAATTCAAAATTTATGGCATAAAAGTTTTAATCTGTTATTTTTTTTAGTAAGTTATACCAATCCGCGGCCCGAAATTCCCAATTATTCCTAAAATCAGCATATTCTTTAGCCGACCTGAGCGTAGTATTATTAAGTAATTGATAATTCGTGCCTTTAACAAATTCTATAGCTCCCTTAAGACAAGAATAAAAAGTACTAGCATGGTCTTGGATGTTTTCTGTGTATTGATAAAAAACCCCATGGTTGCTTGTGGTTTCTGGTATTGCCGCTAAATCAGATGCAACTATTAAATTTCTAGAACTCATTGCTTCTATTAACGTTATACCCGAGGTTTCTTTCCATATTGATGGATACGCAAATATATGAGATTTACCCAAGTAGTCACGAACTACTGAATTCTTAACGGTACCATGATTAGTCATTTGTGGATGCGCATCAATTCTTTCAAATAATTTCTTATAGGCCTTATCTCTTTCTTTCCAGCCATACAAATTAAAACTAGAAAATATGTCTAAATGTATATCTGGCATATCCCTAACAATATGTTCAAAAACGGGTACTAGTATTTCTAAGCCTCTGTGCGGTGTTGGTGTGTATATTAACCGAATTTTATTGTCTTCTGAGTTTTTATCCAATTCAGACTCATCGAATTTATCTATACAGTTTGGAAAAACTATACAATGGGAATAAGGAATATCGAATAGGTTTACATACCTTTCCTTTTGCCAATGAGAAACAAAAATTATCTTAGTGTATTTTTTCCAACCTCCATTTCCCATTGCATTAATAGCTTCATTATCTTCTGCTAAATCCTGGGCCCAAAATATTGCAGGTAAATCCGGCACTAATTCCCTTTCCCTTGAAACTACTATTTGGACTTTATCGAGCAGACCTGGTTCCATTTTTTCCATCTCGAGTTCTAATCTATATTTCATCATCTCCGAGCCGCCCATAGCATTTACGGATAAATTGTCTTTGTGTATCATTTTTAAGGTATTTGTGGTTTTTTAAAATTAATCATTAAAAGATTTGAATTTTTTATTCAAAAATTTGCTTACGGACATGATTAGATTATTTGTATTATTTATTTTAGCGCTAAATGTTGTTATAATAGTACTAAGTCTTATATAGTCATTTATTATATGCCTTTGGCGAGTAATAAGGTATATTATTAATATAAAATTTATGATGGATAACATTAAAGCTAGATTTTCTATCATTTTTCTATTATTTTATTGGTGTCTGTTAGTATTTTATGTACCTGTCCGACAGTATAAAAGTCATGAGTTCCTTTATTTTCTGGATAAACACAATCTAATATAAATTCAGCACAGTCTCTTCGGGCTTTTATTATTCTTAAACCAAAAACCATTGTAAATGCTTTACCAATTACTTGCCAAGTGCCATATTTTTCTTCTTTGTTATATGCAATCATCGCAAGATCCCAAGAAGACTTAGAAACAGATGGTACTAATTTATAGATTAAATTATAAGACCTTTTTCTGAATTTAGTTTTCAATATTCTAGGAATCTGAAGAGATATTTCTTCACCTTTATGTACAAAAACTACATGACTGTATTCTTCTAAACCAGAACCACGTTTTGAAAAAAACCTAATTACTTTGTCTAGAACCGTTTTGGATTTGAAAAATGCTATATAGTAGTCTGTGTCGTTCATGTGAATTTTTTTTAATAAATAAATGTAAAACCATTATGGATATTGATATTTATTGGCTGAGTTTTTGGTCAATTTTCGTGGGCATGGAATTGTTTATTCTTATAAAAAATACAATAAGTACATCCGATTTAGATGAGAATTGCGAAGACTAAGGACTTTTTAGTCTTTTCTGTTACTGAAAGAATTTTTAATTAATGCGGAAGATGTTGGATTCGAACCAACGCCTCTTCCAGTTGGGCTACACAAGCAATTAAAATTCGCACTCTCTGTAGGATTCGAACCCACACCACAGCGTCCGAAGCGCCGCATGATATCCAGTTTCACTAAGAGAGCAATTGTACACCCGGAGGGATTCGAACCCACAACCATTGCCTTAGAAGAGCAACGCTCTAGTCCAGTTGAGCTACGGATGCATTAATAATTCAAATGAGGTACAAGAGGGATTCGAACCCACGTGTTTCAGATTTGCAGTCTGATGCCTATCCTCTCGAGCCATTGTACCAATGTGAGCAATGTAGGATTCGAACCTACAACATCTACCATGTAAAGATAGCACTCTTCCAGTTGAGTTAATCGCTCGTTTTTTGTGTGGACTAGGCAAGATTCGAACTTGCGACTCACCCATTATGAGTGGGGCACTCTAACCAACTGAGTTACTAGTCCATTTAATATCGTTAATCCCACCAAGTTCTACTATATTGACTATAATAATTCCATAAAAGGTTATGTGCTTTTTCGTGTTTTGAATAAGCTTTATCTAAGTAAACGCTATACAAGGTCAAACGTTGTTTTGATAACGAAGAATCATCTGTCTGTGATGTATTTCCGCAAGGAACACGTCCTAATTCTTTTTCGGCTAACTCCATAGCCTCAATTATATAGTCCTCATTTTGAACTTTTTTGTATAATCTTAACCAAGTTCTTATGGTTTGAGAATCCCTGTTTGCAGTGCGTGAATAAGCATCACTGCTTTCAAGAAAATCTCTCATATCCTTTAAATATTCAGACAACAAAATTTCCCCATAATCTCGGCTGTAGTTTAATTGCCTATGGATTATAGGAATCCACTTAATCATCTTTTTTATATAACGAACTGTTCTTTTATAGTATCGTGAAATGCCCATGTGAATCCTATATCATTATTTTAATGGGTGACTAACGAGATTTGAACTCGTACCAACAGTTCCACAAACTGTCGTGCTAACCGTTAACACCATAGCCACAGTTGCCCAAACAGGATTCGAACCTGTATCTCCGGCTTCAAAGGCCAGCTTCCTGCCAATTAGAAGATTGAGCAATGAAAAAACTAGAATTCTAGTTTTAGTGGGAAGGGCGAGATTCGAACTCGCACATACTCGGTACTTCACACCGAAGCTCTACCATTGGAGCTACGATCCCGTATATATTCAGCGACACCAAAGGGACTCGAACCCTCATTTTCTTCATCGACAGTGAAGAGCATTATCCAGTTATGCTATGGTGTCAGTTGTGCACCCGGTAGGACTTGAACCTACAACTCTTCCGTTAAAAGCGGAATACTCTATCCATTTGAGTTACGGGTGCGTTTTTATCAATACATTAATAATAATTTGATTCATCAATATAAACATAAGTCTATTGAATGTCAACCATTTTTGTTAAACCTTTTAATTATTTTATCAAATATACCATCGGCATTTATACCAAAATCATTAAGTGGTGAACACCACACAAAGTGAGAATCACCGAGATCATAAAGGTTCATATCATCAACGGCAACATAGCAGTCAACATCAACGAGATTAGTATTAGAACTCATCCACGAAGATATTTCACGAACTCTAACAGATGCCAAGGATTCTGTTAATTTTCGAGCCCGAGTTGGGGTAAAATCAATAGGTTTCTTTATAATTCCTTGATTGATATAATAATTACCCATTTCTTCTAGTGTTGCGAATTGTCTCCAATCAGATGAAATTACTATTTCACAATCAGTGGCATTAATAATTTCGTTAAGAATATCAATAGACTTCTTATTAAAATTATCGAACCTCAAATTCACGTCTTCGTGGTTCAAAGTAAATTCATTATCCTGCTTTGTGAATCGAGTACCCCATTCATCTCCATGGCATATAACGCCATCATGGTCTAAGAATAATACGTTCATTTAATGTTTTGCTAAATAATCAGCAGCATAAGTAATTAGTGCTCCAGTATGTTTTGTCCGTACTTTATATCCCATACCTTCGACTAATCCAACGGCTTGTCTGAAAACAGTGTTTGATTTATATTTTGGGTCTGGATTTAAGTCAATATCGACTATGCCTACTTGGTCGTAACCCAGTTGTTCTTTAATATACTCAGCAGTTTTAACAGCAGACCAAACTTCATGTAATAGTCTTTCTGCCATATTATTGACTTTCTTTACATTCCATTTGTTGAATAAAATATGAGCGCCTTTGCCCTCGATATATAAAGCAACTACTACAACATAAACAGTTTTTTTGGAGACATTTTGAGAATCAGCACCAATAAGTATCTGAGTTTCTGGATGAATTTTTTTATACTCATGTATATAATTTGCTAAATCAACATTGTTTCTAGTGTCAAACCTTGTGTATATCATAGAATTACCTCATTTCATGAGTGTTTATATTAAAGTAAAGTACCCCATCCCGGATTCGAACCGAGGATTCCACGTAGAAGCGTGGCGAGATAGACCGCTGCTCAAATGGGGCA